TTCCGTACCCTGTAGCGTTTAGGCTACGTTGGTTAGTTAAGGCACCACCAGTAAATTCTACGGTAGTGTATTCGCTTTCTCCAAAGAAACCAGTAATCTGGTCACCCACTGTAAATTCTGCTGTTGCATAGGTGCCTTTAAAATCATAGGCCCACTTCATAAAGACTGTTGCGTTATTAGCACCAACTAAAGTAGGCTTGAGTTTCTTTAGAATTTTTATTCTTGCGCTGTCACCAAACGTCAAACTTGGGCTGTAGTATTTAAATCGGTAACCTAAACCGTTGTCTTGATAACCTGTGTACTGACTAATGCCGTTTGACGTGCCTATGTAAAAGTCACCGTTGTCCAACCGTGTGTAACAACTAAACCCTGTAGACGGCCAACGTGTTACACGGTACGATCCATTTTCTGTTGTGCCTCGTACGTCGAAGCAGTAGGTGTTGTCTTGGCCTACAAATGTCAACAGATAAAAACCCTCTTCAGGACTATAGGCAGATCTAAAGAATGTGTTTTCTGTTTGCAGCGCACTAATAATGTCCTTCGTAATGTTACCAGATAGACTACTTAAGGGCAAAGACTTTTCTTGTATTGTCCTGCCAAAACTCTTAAGACCCGTGTGCGACAAAAACAAAACGTCTGTGCCGGTGTACTGAATAGTGTCCCTATCGACGCAACCAACACCAGCTACAGTATCTGCTAAGGCCATTGTTGCCGGGGCTTCTGCTCCTTCGTACACAACAATGCTGTGTTTACCAAAGATAATAAGAAGTCCGTTGTGTGCAGCTAAACCTACAATCTCGTCGTACCCGTCAGGCCAGACTTTAGATATGTCAATAGACCCACTAGTGCCGCCTGAGTAGTCATGACCTATCAACAAGTCAGACCAGTAAACAGTAGAAGGACTAGTGCTAAGACCTGTTACCCAAAGACGACCGTAAGCTGACAGCACTTCGTTGCCTTGTACAACACCGGCAGCACCAGAAACTGAGTCTAGACGTACTACAGACGTACCGTCGTACACCAAAGGTGCATGAGAGTCTTGAAACAAGTACGCTTTGTCATTAAAGTTAACAATCTTCCAGTTGTCTGCTGTGATTGTGTAGCTACCGGGAGTCGCATCAGTTAATGTAGTAGTGCCTGTGAATATTTTGTTGTTGCCTACAGACAAAACTACATTACTGCCGCTACTTCTTTCAAACTCTTTGATTGCTCTAATTGTTCCAGAGCCTAACGCTGTCTTGTCAGTTGTAATAACACTATGACCTTTACGTGCCGCAATACGACCACGTTTGTCGATAACAGCGTTGTCTGCAATTTCTGCAAACGACGGGTCTTGTGCTAACGGCGAATCTTCGGTGTTGATACCTTTGAAGGCCGGTGCTACAAGATTGATACTCTTTAATTCTTGAGCCATATCAAATAGTCCTAAAGTACATTTCCTCAGGATGTTTTGCTGCGTCTATAGCAATAGCGTCAGACAAAAACTTATCAGCAATTTGGAAGTACTCAGCAGTAGAAGTACCGCCTGTTTCTCCACGTTCACGAGCCAGTAGAGCTACAGCTAGGTGTATCACAGGTTGAGAAGGTACAAGAAGTGAATCATCGTTAGCACTCAAGTCTGCCTGTCGCTTAACCACGTCAAACCGTAGGCTGTACACACCGTCTGGTGTTGGGCCTACGAGTACTTCTGTATCACCGCTAGAGTCCAACCCATTGTACGTGTAGTACCGTGGCTCTCCTTCTGCTGCACTGCTAATGTACAGCTGTTCGTTGAACCAGTCCTTTGTCTGATAGTCCATGAACAAGTTGCTAGTGTCATTTAGGACACACATAACTTTTACATTGTCACCACCACCAGTCAGTGAGTAACTGTTGTCGGAAGCAGTAGTAGTTACAACAATGGTTTCACGCAAGGCAGACCAGTCAGTTGCTTCTTCTACTAGCTTCTTAGCGTCGTTAATAAAGTCACCAACCATTTTGTTATAAGTAGTGCTAGTGACTGACGTGGTTTCTTCTTCACGCAACCGACGTAGTACGCTGTTCATTAAATTTAGGTATGTCATACAAGCATCCCGCTGTTCTGGAATAAGAATTTATTCAGTTCTATGTCATAGTCTTTTTGAGGCTGTGGTTGATAACCTACGTACTGGAAGCCGGGAGGAGCGTAAGACAACATACCCATGTGAGGTGTAAAGTCAGACTTTATTGGTGCGCCACTTAGCATACCTTCTCCGTCTCCTTCACCGTCACCATCGCCATCACCATCTCCGTCTCCAGTACCTGTGCCCGTCCCAGTACCCTCTCCTGTACCGGTGCCGTCACCAGTTCCGTCCCCAGTTCCTGTAGTGTCTTTTCCTTGTTCCTCTGCGTCCTTACGTTCTTGCTCTGAAGACTCAAGATCTTTCTCTAGCTGTTCGTCTGCTGCATCTTTATTTTGTTGTTCAGCATCTTTAGCTTCCTGTTCAGCCTGAGCGTCCTTTTGAGCATTCTCGTCCTTAGTAGACTCTTCTGCAGCTTGTTGTTCCTTAGCAGATTCTTCAGCTGCTTGTTGCTCTTTAGTTTGCTGTTCTGCGGCTTCGTCTTTAGCTCTTTCAGCTTCCTTTGCTTCAGTTTCAGCCTGAGCGTCCTTAGCTGCTTCAGCTTCTTTCTCAGCAGTTTCAGCCTGAGCGTCTTTAGCAGCTTCTGCTTCTTTGTCAGCTGTTTCCGCATCTTTCTGCTGTTGTTCTGCCTGAGCGTCCTTCTGTTGCTCTTCAGCTTCTTTCTGTGCGCTTTCGGCTTCAGCATCCTTAGCAGCCTCAGCTTCTTTTTCAGCAGTCTCTGCTTCAGCGTCCTTAGCTGCTTCAGCTTCCTTGTCTGCAGTCTCTGCATCTTTCTGCTGTTGTTCTGCCTGTTGCTCTTTGGTCTGCTGCTCTGCTTCTTTATCTGCACGTTCAGCTTCTTTTTGTTGCTCTTCAGCAGCAGTCTCTTCTTTTTGACGTTGTTCTGCTTCAGTATCCTTCTGACGTTGTTCTGCGTCTTTCTCTAATTGCTCCGCAACGTCTTTCTCAGACTCTTCGGCTACTTCCTTGTCTGCAGTTTCAGCTTCCTTCTGCTGTTGTTCAGCGGCATCCTTGTCGGACTGTTCAGCTTCCTTTTGTGCTTGTTCAGCAGTTTCTTTGTCAGTAGTTTCTGCATCAGCCTCTTTTTGTGCTTCCTCAGCAGCTTGAGCCTCCTTATCAGCAGTTTCTGCGTCAGCTTCCTTTTGTGCTTCCTCAGCAGCTTGGGCTTCCTTGTCTGCAGTTTCAGCTTCGGCTTCCTTCTGAGTTTCTTCAGCAGCTATGTCTTTTTGTTCCTGTTCTGCTTGCTGTTCTTTTTCAGTTTCTTCAGCGTCTTTTTGCTGCTCCTCAGCTTCTTTACTGTCTTCTTCAGCTTGACGATCTTTGTCTGCTTGCTCTGCTGCTTCCTCTTCTTTTTGTTGAGTTTCAGCCTGTGCTTCTTTGTCTGCTCTTTCAGCAGCCTCTTCTTCTTTAGTTTGTGTCTCAGCCTGTGCTTCTTTGTCTGCTCTTTCAGTAGCCTCTTCTTCCTTAGTCTGAGTTTCAGCCTGAGCGTCTTTTTCAGCTCTCTCTGCCTCTTCCTTTTCTGACCGCTCTGCTTCTTCTTTGTCGCCTTGTTCAGCTTCTTTGTAAATGCGCTCAGTTGCTTCTTTGTCAGCTTCTTCAGCTTCTTTTTCAGACGCTTCGGCTTCTTTTTCTTGTGTTTCAGCCATTTCCTTTTCACGGGTTTCAGCTTCTTTTTCAGCCCTTTCAGCAGCAGCTTCTTCTTCCTTAGTCTGATTTTCAGCCTCAACCTCTTTTTCAGTCCTTTCTGCTTCTTCAGCTTCAAGGTCTTTAGCTGCTTGTTCTGCTGCATCTGCTCCTGTTTTTATCGTAGAGTCTAAAGGATCTTCAGGATCTAAAGTATCGTCATCTTCAACAGTATCGCCTTCATCTGGATCACGAGGATCATAAGGATCTCCTGCTTCTACTTCTCCAGCAACAGCTTCAAATTCTTCGCCCGTGGTTCGGTCTCGTACACGATAAATACGAACACCATCTTCGTTTACGTATGAACCTATTATTTCATAGTTTGCGTTTTGTTCTTCAAACGCATCTTCAATTTCTTCTTGACGTTGAATTTCTTTTTCTGCGGCTTCGGCTGCTTCTTCTTTTTCAAGATTTTCTGCATCAGCGTCTTTATCGTCTTTTTCTGATTCAGAATCTTTAGTCGCTTCAGCGTCTTTTAAACTTTCACTATACTCTTCTTCTTTTTGTTGTTCTTCAGCAGCTGCCTCAGCATCTTTAGTTTCTTGCTCTGCCTCAGCGTCCTTTTGCTGCTGCTCTGCTTCAGCATCTTTGTCAGCTTGTTCTGCCTCAGCATCTTTAGTTTCTTGTTCTGCTTGAGTGTCTTTATCTGATTGTTCTGCTTCTTTACCAGTTTCTTCAGCATCTACGTCTTTTTGCTGTTGCTCTGCCTCAGTTTCTTTTTGTGACTCTTCTGCGTCTTTTTCTGCTTCTTCTGCAGAGTCACCACCGCCGCCGCCTTCGTCCTCTTCCTCTTCAATCTCAGGTGGGATGTTGATGACATACACAATCCCTGTCTCAGGGTCAGTCCAAGTGCCGTCTTCCATGTACTCTTCAGGGTCAAGATCAGGAAACTGCTCTTGGAAGTCTTCTAAAGATATGGGTTGTTGTTCGGGGTCCTCTGTTTCTTCTTCTGTATCAGGCTGTGGATCAGGCTCTTGGTCGCCGGGGTCGCCTGTAGGTTGTTGTGCTAACCACTCTTCAAATCCACCTGCTTCTGCTATTTCTTGTGCTATCCTGTCTAACTCTTCTCCGCTAGACCCCTCTATAGCAGTTTGAAGCGCGTCTATAGTTTCTGGATCAAGACCTTCAATAGTGCCTTGAGTTCCTGCCATAATAGCTACAAGAATGTCAAAAACAGAGTCTTCAAATTCCCCTGTTTCAAAAGGGTCAGCACCTTGGTCTGGTAGATCAAGTTCACCCGGTTCTTTAAAAATATCTTGGTCATCAAAACCCGGACCAATAGCAAACCGTGTAGGGTCAAGAATGCTTCGAATTTGTTCAGGATCAGTAATTACATCATTAGATCCTGTCAACATTCCTATTGTAGGTCGTAATGCCATTTACTTTTCCCTCGATACGCCCTTAGTTTTTTCATAAGAACGCATAGCGCCAAGACCAAGCATACCCATTAGTACAGGCATCATAGTCTCTAGGTCAATGAGTGGTATAGTGACTTCAATAGCCAACAGAGCTAGTACAAAGTTGGTAAAAGGAATGACCATGAAATTACCAGTCATACCTAAGACACAACACCAGCCAACAGCAGGTCTCCAACCAGAGACAAACAAGGACTTGTGTGCTGCTTCTACTTTGTTAACCTCTAGCTTTT